ACCAACACTACAGTCAAAATAATTTTCAGGCTACAGAGTTTATTATGGACAGTGGCCATGGTGAAGGTTTCTGTATCGGTAACATTATGAAGTATGCACAACGATATGGAAAGAAAAATGGCAAGGATAGAAAAGACTTGCTAAAGGTTATTCATTATGGTATACTGGCATTACACAATCATGATAAAGAATGTGATAATGAACGGGAAAGTAATGTTCCCTATCATGTGAAATATGAATATACTTAGAGAGAATATATTATGAAATTAAGTGATGAAACAGTATCTGTGTTGAAGAATTATTCTACTATCAACCAGAACCTAATGATTAAATCTGGCCAGGCGTTGACCACAATGTCTGCAATGAAAAATATTGTGGCCAAGTCAACCGTGACAGAAAACTTTGAAAGAGATATTGCAATCTATGATTTGAATGAATTTCTTTCTAGTATGTCTTTGTTTACTACACCAGAGATGGATTTTCAGAATGACTTTGTAGTTATGCGTTCTGAAGGTTCAAATAGTAGTTTGAAGTATTGGTATTCTGATCCGTCAGTTGTTACTAGTGTGACAAAAGATATTACGATGCCAGAATGTGAAGTTAAGTTTTCTCTTTCCAGTGATATCCTTTCTAATGTCCAGAAAGCTGCAGCAGTTATTGGTGCACCTGATATGGTGTTGGAAAGTGGTAGTTTGCGTGTCACTGATAAAAAGAATGACACTGCTAATGCTTATTCAACTGAGGTTGTGAATGGAACTGATGGCATGGATTATAAGTTTTGGTTCAAGGTTGAAAATCTAAAACTTTTGCCCGGAACTTATGATGTAAGTGTATCTTCTAAACGGATTAGTCACTTTAAAAATACAAATGTAGATATTGAATATTTTATAGCTCTTGAACCAGAATCATATTTTAATTCTGATTCTTAAAAGGAGTTTTTGTTATGGATGAATTTCTGTGGGTCGAAAAATATAGACCACAAAATCTTGACGCATGTGTATTACCGACTAACCTGAAAAACACTTTGAAAGAGTTTGTGGCAAATGGTAATGTTCCTAATGTCACATTTGCTGGTGGTCCTGGCATTGGAAAGACCACCGCTGCAAAGGCACTTCTTAATGAACTGGATTTATCTTATATGATGATTAACGGTTCAGAAGAATCCGGTATTGATGTTTTGAGAAACAAGGTTAAGAACTTTGCCTCTACTGTATCTCTTCATGGTGGTCGTAAGTATCTCATTCTTGATGAGGCAGACTATCTGAATCCACAATCCACGCAGCCAGCGTTGCGTGGGTTTATTGAAGAGTTCAGTTCTAACTGTGGGTTTATTCTAACCTGTAATTATGTCAATCGTATCATACCGGCATTGATATCTAGATGCCCAACGTATGATTTCTCAATACCTAAAGCAGAGAAACAACGACTTGCTCATGATTTTTATCAGAATGCTCTAAACATTTTGGAATCAGAAGGTGTTCAGTTTGACCCCAAGGCTGTGTCTGGAATTGTTCTAAGACATTTTCCTGACTGGCGTAGAGTTTTGAATGAACTTCAGAGATATTCTGTCTCTGGAAAAATTGATGCTGGCATTCTTGTTGATATGAAGAGTGACAACATTAAAGAACTCATAAACCATATGAAACAAAAGGAGTTTACAAGTGTTCGGAAATGGGTTGTTGACAATTTGGATAATGATTCAACTCGCTTGTTCAGGAATATTTACGATAGTCTTTATGATTATGTGGATGGCTCTAGTATTCCTCATGTTGTTGTTATATTGGGCGAGTACCAGTACAAAGCAGCTTTTGTCGCCGATCAAGAGATTAACACTTTAGCGTGTCTTACTGAAATTATGGCGAGAACGAAGTTCAAATGATTATTATAGATGGGTTAGTAGAACAACATTATGCTGAATTGATTCATATTCAAATGAGAACAGTTTCTTGGGAATATAATTATTCTTCTGTTGTTGGAAAACCAAACAAACATTGGCATAGATTTTGTGGTCATGATACAGATGAAGTTAGTAATAATGGTTTTAATTGGTTGTTGCCAATTTGGGATAATGCCAAACGTAAACTTAAATTAGAAGACACATATAATATTTACAACTTTGACCGTGTGTATATGAATGCACACACTTTTGGTACTGAACCACATTTACATCATGACGATGGTGATTATACCATGATATATTATCCTTATATGGGATGGAAAAAAGAGTGGTCTGGTGGTACAATGATTACTGGTGAGATGTGTGACTACGTTGGTAATAGATTAGTTATGTTTCCAGCATCAGAGAAACACCAAGCCATGCCAGTGACTCGTGATTGCTACGAGTTGCGTTCAGTTATTGTGTTTAAGACAAGCACTAAGTCATGGGATACAAAACATTGTTACATGGATTATGATAGTGGAAGAAGTTGATGTATGAACTGAAAGACTACTTAAATGCAATCAACCAAACCAAAGAGACTCTCATGGATGGAGAGGATGAAATGTGGGAAAAGAAGTATTCACCATTCGTTATAAATAAATGTCTTCATGCTTTTCCAGATACAATTCTATTTGTAAATGAGATTAACCAGATACCCAATTTAGATAATAAACTTCAGTTTGACTTTTTTCTAAATACTTTGAGAGCAAGGAAACGTTATACTCCTTGGTTGAAGGCGAAGAAATTAGAAAATCTAGAGTGCATTAAAGAGTATTATGGTTATAACAATGAGAAGGCCAAGACCGCTCTTGATATACTAGATGATGAACAGATTTCCGCCATAAAACAAAAATTATATAAAGGTGGAAGAGATGGAAGAAATTAGTTGGTCGCAAAAAGATATGTTAGAGGTGACGCTGAGAGAGCCAGATGATTTTCTTAAAGTCAGAGAAACACTTTCCAGAATTGGTGTAGCATCTAGAAAAGAAAAGAAGCTTTATCAATCTTGCCATATTTTACACAAGCAAGGAAAATATTACATAGTGCACTTTAAAGAACTGTTTGCTCTGGATGGTAAGAAAACAAACTTGTCTGAAAACGACATTGCCCGAAGAAATACGGTTGTTAATCTTCTTAATGATTGGGGTCTGGTTTATGTTGACGATGCGGCAGAACCAGCTGCGCCTCTTAGTCAAATCAAGGTAATATCTTTTCGTGAAAAAAATGATTGGATGCTAGAGACAAAATATAATATTGGCAAAAGAAGAGAAGCGTAATATATTTATTGACTAACAACTCTCTTTATGATATAGTTCTATAATGGACTTTTATACTAATGTTATCCAATGGGGCAACAGCCTACTTATTCGCGCAGTCGAAAACAATCAACGCATAAGAAAGAAGATTCGTTATGAACCAACACTGTTTGACCTTGTAAACGAACCTACAGGGTATAAAACCCTAGACGGTAGGCATGTTCGCCCCAACAAGTTTGATTGTATTCGTGATGCCAAAGACTGGTATAACGACAGAAAAGATCAAGATATCGTATTTGGCAACAATCAATACAGTTATTGTTATATCTCTGACCAACATCCAAATGATGTTCAGTGGGATATCGATAAACTACTAATTGTAACAATTGATATTGAGGTTGAATGTGACAATGGTTTTCCAAATCCTAAAGATGCATCTGAACCATTACTTTCAATCACGATAAAAAACCATCAAGATAAAGGAATCAAAGTTTGGGGCTTGCATCCTTATGATAATCATCGTGAAGATGTAATTTATGTTCAGTGTCGAGATGAACGTGATTTGTTTGACCGTTTTCTTTTTGATTGGGAATGTATGTGTCCAGATGTTATCACTGGCTGGAATACAGAGTTCTTTGATATTCCTTATCTCTGTAATCGCATCAAGAATATCTTTGGTGAAGAATCAGTAAAACGTCTATCACCCTGGAAACAAGTTCAGGAACGCGAAGTCTATCAGATGGGCCGTAAGCATCAGGTGTATAACATCTATGGTGTTGCTGCTCTTGATTACTTTGACCTGTATCGTAAGTTTACATACACAAACCAAGAGAGATACACTCTTGATCATATTGCCTTTGTTGAACTAGGCGAACGTAAAGATGGTAATCCTTTCGATACTTTCAGAGAGTGGTATACAAAGGACTGGCAGTCATTTATTG